AAAGTTCTCTGTTTCTCTCATTTGTTGGTTCAACATAGTTTGTTGTTTAATCTTTAAATGAGGATATTCTTTTCCCATTTTTTCAAATACTTGACGTTTAATTAACATGAATCCTGCAGGACCTCTTTTAATCTCGGTTATACCATCTTGACAATCTATGTTTTCGGGATCTACAAACGCCATTGGATAGTAGTATCCGCACTTACTAATATGTCTTCCTGATTGTTGGCTAATATTTTTAGCTTTATCCCAGTCAATAACTTTCATTGGATAGGGAGTTAAAACTATATCTTTATCTGCTTTTAACATAGTTAAAACAGATGTTTCATCAAATTCTACATCTGTATCTACAAATAACATATGAGTGCATTCAGATTTTAAAAAAGCTGAAGTACATAGGTTTCTACCTTGCGTTACAATAGAAGAATTAATTAAATGAAATGTAACTGGTATTTTATGTCTTTGTAAAAGTGCTTGTAGTTCAAGAGTTGCCCTCATGTAATGAATATCAACTCCCCCATGACAAGGAGAAGTAAAAAATAATTTAATTTGCTTATCGTCTTTTTTAGTATCCCAATCTAATACATCATTTCCTTTATCGGTATTTTGACCAAATATATTTTTTTCGTTTATTATACTTCTTTCATCTATTTTATAACTCATGCATATCCTTTTATTTTAAGTAGTTGATCAAATAAACTTACCCACTCTTTGGCTCTCATGTCCCAATTATAAAAAGTTCTAAAATATTTAGCTTGATCTTTAAGTCTTTGATGTAAGATAGGCTCGTGATAATTATCTGCCACAAATTCAATTACCGCTTTAAATTTTTTAGCCAGTGTATGCATGTCTGTTTCATAATTTACATAATGAGCATATTCAGTGCATGTTTCAAATAAAGCACCAAAATTAGTTACAATAGCCATGTTACCAGCTGCCATTGCTTCCATGGCTGAAATACAAAATGTTTCTTCCCAAATAGAAGGATAAGCAAATATCTGACTTTTTTGCATAGCATCTATTACTTCTAGATTAGTTTTATACCCCATATGATTTACATTTTTTAAAGAATCCATTTTATCATACATAGGTTTAAATTGTTTATCGTTCTGAAGCTCAAATTCACTACCATAAATTTTAGTAGAGCTATAAACATCGAGAATAATGTCATCTCTTTTTATTAATTCCATAGAACCTAATAAAACATTTAACCCTCTCCAAGGAGTAGAGGTATGAATTAATTTAATAGGGTCTCCTTTTTTCCATGTAGGTCTTTCTTCCCATTTAATATCTGGTAAAGCATTTTTAATTACACAACATTTGTGAGTAGGTAATCCATATGCATACCTAAATTTTTCATAACACCAATGAGAATTAAATACATACCAGTCATATTTTCTATGATTTTCTTTTTCAGAAAACCAAGGAGCTATATTAGGTTGATCGTAGGAATTTTTCATCCATAAGATACTAATTTTATCTGAGTCTATAGCTTCTTTTTCGGGAACAGAAGTAGTTATTTGAAATTTTTTAAAATAAGACGGATCTACCCTTTTTTGTAGTTCCGCTAATTGTATTTCTGTACCGCCTTTTGCTTCCATTATTTTAACGGCTTTTCTCCAAATACATCAAATCCTTTGGGAATAATAATTTTGACATCTCTTTTTATATCTTTTGGATCAGGATTTTCAAGCTTTACTTCGTCTTCGTTTTTATATCTTTTTCCTGTCTTGATATTAGTTATAGTAGTTTGAGCATCACATTGAATAATAGGAACTTTTTCCCCATTAATTATAGTATATTTTGTCATTATTTTCTATCTTGTTCTAGTATAGCTACGGTGCCGGTAACCACACCAGTATAGCTACTTGTTAAATTTAATATATCATTTTCTTCAAATACTTTTACTCCTGTTAATAAATCAGATGATGTACCTGCTCCTAACGTACGTTTAGAAAAATTATAAGTAGCACTAGCTGAGTTATCAGTAATACTTGCTGTAACACTTACTGTACCACTACTTGAATTATAAGATTGAATACTTTTAATCATAGCCACTGTTTCAGCTGGGCAAGTGTAAACAGCTACTGGATTTGTAGTTGTTAGATTAAATTGAGCATTAATAAATTTATTTGCCATTATCTACCTTGTCGGTTGTATTTCTTATACATACGTTTTGCACTTTTGTTAAGTCTTTTTTTATGCCTGCCCGGTCTTTTTTTAGGTTTTTCTCTTTCAAACCATGCTGTTCCAAATTGACTTTTTTTCTTTTTAGCCATTAATCGTTTAAAAAATAAGACACTGATTCAGTTTCTTCCTTTATATCTTGGGGATAAGTAGAATTAAGAGTTTGTATAATATTATTAATATCTCTGCCAAATTGATTTAAATTAGCTGGTTCGTATTGGGGAGTTGCTTGAGAAACAATTTGAGTAATCTTTGCCATTATCTTCTTCCTCCTACTTGTATATCTGCTCTAAAGGTACCAAATCTCCATGTTTGTCCAGTTCCGGTATTAGCTATTTTAAAAGATGCAGCTCTTCCTCTAGATCTACAGAACACTTGTTTAGTACTTGTAGTTACTGTAAACGGACCTGTTATTAAAGGGCCGCTGGCCGACGACGCTCGTGTGTCCGATGGGAAGTCTCTAAGAAAAATAGTTACTTGTGCATCTCCAGTTTGATTTTTAAAATCAGGAATAAATCTAGAAATACGCATCATATATTCCCCGCTACCTTCTTTATCAATATCAAAGTCTCCTGATTCTATTTGAGCTGGAATAGCTGTAGTGGTTCCATTAGTTTTAACTTGATCGTTTCCTGTTTCATGTTCATAGTAAGTAGTAGCTCCGGCTGATATTCCAGAAATACTTCCTTGAGTCGGACTTTCTGAAGAATCATATGCAGTGGAATAAGGTTTACCATAAACACCTTGATCCACCCAAGTTGTTCTTTTCATTAAAGTTCCTGCATTTGTAGTCCATACTCCACCTGGGATATTTTGAGAATCTCTAGTATTATAAGTCACCGATCTATCAACAGAAGTAGCACTTCCGCTCGGATAAAACCATGTAATTTCATTAAATTTATCATTAACTCCTGCATGTACAATTAATTCGGCGTCATTATTTATATCTCCAAAAACATAATCTTCTACCAAGCATGGTAATTTTTTAACTGATGCTCCATCAAAATAAAAGAAACTATCTTCCGACATCCAATAAATAATACCATCTACTTCAATAGCTGCATGCTGAGCAATTAAACCACAATTAGTTCCTACTTGTTCAAAACCAAAGGTAAAAGGAGCCCCAATAAATCTCATGGTAAACATAGCTGTATCAGTCCAAATATAGTTACCGTTTCTTCCTCTTAAGGTACCTATTATTTTAGATCCATCAGCAAGTCTTTGTGTACCAGCTGTGTTAGTTGCCGTAGGAGTATAGTCATTGATATCTTCTTGATCGGAGAATCTAATAAACATATCATCTTGAGAAGAAGTTGTTCCTATAGTTGTTTCAGTTCCAAAAAAACATAAGTGTCTATCAGGTGTAGATACTAACATATCTCTCGATGCCGTAGGTGCATTAGTTACTAATGTAGCTCTATTTGGATTCGAAATAGCACCTGCAGCTGAAGGATCCCATTCTACAACTACACTATTATAAATTAAAGCTATAAGTTTTTGACCATAATTTGTAAGTTTCCATTGACCCGGATCTATAATTACTCCAGCAGCTGTATTAGATCCCCACCCTGTGTAATTAGTAGCATCTTGAACTGCACTACCATCAGCATGGGTAACATCGCTCGTTCCTCCTTGTCCTCTTGATATTCCTGAAATAGTATTGGTTGTAGTATTATTAGAGGTATAAGTAACTAGTTCTGCGGTAGATCCGCTTCCAATTAATAAAGTTCCTGTAGCCGGCATAGAAGATGATGACGCTAAAACAACTGAGCTAGCTCCTGAAGCAAATGTACCACTATTATTAATAGTAGTAGTTGCAGTAGTGGTTGTACCTCCAAATTGTCCTGTACCAAATCCATAACCAGGTAATTGAAACGCTGGTCCTACAACGTAATAAACGTCTAAGGTTGCGGTTCCAGTAGTTGAAAATGCTGTTCCTGTTTCGTTAGCAGCCATTTGAATAGTAAAAGTAGTGGTAGTAGGAGTACTTTTTACTTCAAAAGTCTTCTCAAAATCAGAATCTGTAAAACTTGAAGTTCCTGGAATTAAACTTACATTGGAAAATACTACTAAATCTCCTACGCTTAAACTATGAGCACCGGTACATGTAACGGTTACTACATTAGAAGCTGAACTAGTTGTAAAACAATTAGTCATGCCTGATTGTTGTAAAGAAGCATTTAAAGGATGAATGTCATAAAAACTTCCTTCATAATAAATATATAAAATTTTATCTGTGCCGATAGCGGCATATCGATTGCCTGATAAATCAAACCAAGTATGTTGATCTCGTGCTACCCCTACTAAAGAATCAGCTCCTAATTGAGCCCATCCTCCTATTTTTTCTGGTAATCCATATCTAAATCTAACATACTGGCCCCCGGTCCATCGTCCTTCAGCACCGGTTTCAGTTACTTGTTTATCAAATCCAGGAATTAATTGTACTTTTGCTAGTGCCATAATATTAATTATAACTTAAAATTTTGAACCTTTAAACCCTTGTAACAAAAGCTTTAAGGCAGAGGGAATCAGTGGTGGATCATCCCTCCACCAAATTCTTGGTATATATTACTTTTTAGGGTAAGTAAAGCCTTTAAACCAGGAAGGTATACCTAATAAAACTCTTTTATCCAACACATTTTCCTTGGCAAGTTTAGATCCTTTTTTATTATAATGTAAAAATACTTGACCACAGTCTGTGCCCGTAAATTCTTCTCTCCAATGTTCCAGATCACATCCAGAATATATTAACATATCTCCTGGTTCTAATATAACTTTAATACCAGCTTGACCTTTTTTACCTGTTGGGTCTAAATAAATAGGCCATTCATCTCCCCCTAGGTTCAAGGTAGTAGATATCTCGCAAGAGTATCTATCTTTATGTCTAGCTAATACGTCTCCTTTTTTATAAATTCTTGCATAAGAATAAGTTTCACTTAACTTTAAACTAGTATGTTTTTCCATTACAGGCTTTACTTTCTGTAACAAAGTTTCCATAACTAAATCTGCATAATGTGAATAAGTATTAGGTACTTGATCGTCATTCCATACGCCCCAGTACTCTGTAAAAGGAGATATATATTTTTGATCAAATAAAAATCTTGCTACTTTTCTTTTATTTAAAAAATAAGAATAAGCAAAATCCGCTAATTCTTTTGAAATTGCATTTTTTAAGATGCTATATTTATTTTTTTTGAACGACATTTAATACTCCTTTTGGTATAGCTTGGCAGTTCCAATGTATAAATCTAAAGGGTTCATATCCCATATCTAACACATATTGATGAGGCATGTAAGAGGGAAAAAATATTATTCTCCCAGGCTTTACTTCATAATTAATTTGATAACTTGCATAAGTTATTTTAGATCTATCTTTTTCAGGTAAAAGATTCATCATATTTCCTGGTCTTGGATCCTCAAATAAAGGTCTAGATGTCTTACTACTAGCTTTTAAAAAATAAAAACCAGATATATGACCATTCCAATGAGTGTGTAATGTATGATGTCCACCACCTTGTTTAGCAAATTCTTGCACCCACATTTCTGTAGTAAATAACTGATGATTATCCATGTCAAAACCCATTTCTACCAATAAATTATGGGCTGTAGCACCTATATAATTTTGAAGATCTAAAAAAGCAGGGTCTCCTATTAAAGTTGTTGAATGAAAGACCTGTCCCAAATCTCCTTTATCTCCAAACTTTTTATTTCTTTCATCGGTATCTTTTTTTAAATTTTTCTTTGCTGCTTCAATATAGGAATTAGAAGCTTTATTTAAATCTTTAACAAAGGAAGGTTCATCAGCAAACCATATAGGACAAGGAAATAAATCTTCTCGAGTCAATTGTTTAGGAAATGATTTGGCACTTCCACAGGATATCTTATCCAATTCTTTTTTAGTTTTTATTTTCTTTTTTTTCATTTGCGCCTTTCTTTTTATACCAACAGGGAATAGTGTATCTATTACCTCCTCTTATTTCTGAAACTCCATGCTCATATTTTAACCCATCATATATTATCATACGACCGGTTTGAGGAACTACTCTACTTCCATCGGCAAAATAAGTATGTCCTTCAACAAAATCTTCATTTAAATATAAAACTGAAGTAAGACCTAAGGGACTAGTTCTATATTTTCTATCATAATGCATGACATGATAAGATCCCTCTACATGTTTTTTAAGCTCGCTTTTTTCTATATTAATATCTTTTCCGTAATAAGTCTGCACTATTTTTTCTATTCTTTTTAATATATTAGTTAAATAAGAGTCTTTTAATTCAGTGTCATATATAGGGTAGGCAGACGGAGAATTTATATCCATCCAATTAGAAGGAAATTTAGCTGCTTTATCTTTATTTTTATTAAATAATTTAATGAGGTCTTTGCTTTCTTTTTTATTCACCACTTTTTCTATGATCATAATCATTTACTTAAATGGCCATCCTAAATTCCAAATAACCAAGCTATGTCTAGATCCTTTGGTGACTGGACATACTCTATGCCAAACAAATGAAGGAAATACAACTAAAGATCCTTTAGGTAATATTTCTTTACATTTACGTACGTTTCTTTTTTTATCAGGATCATGATTTCTAAAATCAAATTCTAATTCCCCTCCTTTATAGTCTACTCCTCCTTCAGACAGACTAACTGTAACAGATAATTTTCTAATTTTTCCATTTGAAGGGTCCCCTTCTTGTTTTAGATAAGGTCTATCCCAACTGTCACAATGCCAATCATAATATTGGCTTTTATTATATTTAGTGAACTGACAGCTTTCGGAAAAATCCCATTGAAAATTCCATCCTGCATCAGCATTAGCTCGATGAACATAGGGTTGGATTTCTTTATATATCCACCTATCATTCATCCAAACTATGTTTGAATCTCTTTTAGTTTTTAAATTTTTAATTTGAGATTTATTTAATTTTTTAGGATCGCCAAATCCACCCGTAACAGCCATTTGATCTTGTAATTGTTTTCCATAACGAACAATATCATCACAAAGCCTAGCTGGAATTGCTCTTTGAAAATACCAATAACAATTAAATAAGTTCATCTGTTCTTACTACATATCTTAATTTAAATAGAGAGTAAATAAAAATTAGTCTATTTGGATAGTTCCGGAGACAGTAAATGTAGTTGTTTTTGTACTTCCTGGAGTACATGCTGTAGTATTAGATGGAGGTCCTACTGTTATTTCAGGTGCTTTTGCTGCAGGATATCTTAAATAAACAATTCCTGATCCACCCGAGCCTGCACAAGATGCACTTTCACCGTTAGATCCACCACCACCGCCTCTGTTTACAGTTCCGTTATTTCCTGGTCCTGCTGAAGAACCACCTGTTCCAGGTACAGCAGGTGCACCAGTTCCGCAAGGAGATCCTCCTCCCTGGGCTCCTGGATTATATGCTGCTCCACCTCCACCACCAGCGTAAGATAAAGCTGAACCTGAAATTGATACGGGTATACCAACACCACCAGCACCTCCGGCTCCACCAGTTCCTGAAGAAGATGCACCAACACCACCTCTACCACCACCTCCTGATGATGCGTAGTTTCCTGGTCCTGCTCCTCCACCATCACTTCCTTGAGGTCCTCCTTCAGATACAGGTACGGGAGGGGTATTACCAGATGCACCATATTGTTGGTGACTACCTCCACCTCCTGATCCACCAGCAGTATTACTAATTCCACCTCCACTTGCTGTTTTTTCAAGTGTTATATGGGCACAAGAGCGATTTATTATTGTAGTATCTTCACCTGATGTTCTACAGTTACCACCCACACCACCAGCTCCAATTGTGATATCGTATATTCCTGTATCAAAAGTGATTGCAGCAGCACATGCATTACAATAAGAATAAAGTAATCCACCACCTCCGCCACCACCACCTGGAGAAGCTCCGCCACCACCACCTGCTACCATTAAATAATCTATAACAACTGGATTTGGAACAAGTACACTTCCATCAGGCCAGTTTCCACCTACTCGTGCCTCGTATTGTGATTGCATTGACCACACACCACTTGCTTCATTTATTTCTTTTATAACAACTATTCCTGAGCCACCGGCTCCAGAATTATTATTTCTAACTCCTGGTGTTCTTCCAGATCCACCCCCGCCACCACCAG